GACGAGTTCGGGCCAGACCCGAACACATGGGTCACGTCCTCAAACTCTGTGTTGCTTTCTTCCCAGAAGTCGCTGGCCGGCTGCAGCGTCATGCGCGCCGGTGGCGGCACGAACACATCATAAGGATTGATCTCCATGCAGCCGGAGATGAGCGGCTGATCGACCACGACCTCGTCGGTGTAATCCAGCGTGACGGCAGCCGGAAGATCGATATCGATCAAGGTCGCCTCGATCGGCAGCATCATGCCACCGTCGAACAACGCGGCGGTCTGCGCCTCGCCGCTGTCGCGGTAGCGATCATCATTGAACGGATCGACGAAGACGCCGTGCTTGGAGACCGGTTCGCGGCTGTCGATGTCGCGGCGCAGGCGCTCCAGGCTCACCAAATCAAGCACGCCGAAGAGCGTCTGCGCCAATTGGTGAATGTCGCGGAACTCATAGTTGCGAATGCCGTCCGAGCGCACGTCCGGCGACCCGAACCATGTGTTGGTGATGGTTGCCAGCGAGAGCAGGGTGTCGGGCACCAAGGGCGGAAGCGGGTTTTGGCGGGCCGCCTGGCCCTTGATGTAAACCGGCACACCGTCGCGATCGAGGCAGAGCCGGTCGATCCGTGGCAGCTTGTAGGTGTAGGCGATGAACACGGGCTGGTCGGTGACGCCACCCGAAACGGTCACGGTCGTACTGGTCGCACCGTCCACCGGCACCTCGTCGAGATAGCGATAGGTCACGTCGTAGCTCTCGCCCGACGCCGGCGCGGTGCCCCCCGCCAGCCATTCCACGCCATCACCGCTTTGCTCAAAGTCGGTGCCTACCTCATAGACCGTCGCGCCGCTGTCCTGGCTCACCGACAGGATCACCGAAACGCCGTCTTGCGTCACCGCGTCGATGGCTGACCCGCTCGCACGGATGACGGTCTCGCTGGTCTGTTTGGTGACGATCGCCGTGGCCACGGCCTGCACAGGCGTGCGGCGCAGGTCCAACGTAACCGAGCCGGATCCGCCGTCGGTAAAACTGTGCGGTTCCAGATCAACCTCGCCTAGCGCCGGGTCTTCGATGATCTCGACACGCATATCGGCCGAGCGGGTGCGTTTGGCACCGAGGATGTTGGCCGTTCCACCGGCAATCGAAAAGGCTTGGGCTGGTTTGGCCACATCATCATCGGGGTCGGTGACCATGACCGTGCCGAGCGCGAACACCTCGCAGCCGTCAACGATGTAGTTGCCATTGGCCTCATGGTCGTACTGCTCAATCCGTTGGCCAACCACGGACAGTTCGGCTGGGCGCGTCTGGTCGATGACAACGCCGTCGATCAGCCGGTAAACCGGCACCAGGTCGCCTGTGCCGCCATCGTTTGTGGTCTCATCAAGAACCCAGCCCCAAGCGACCGGCTGCACCTCGGCAATCGGGCCAGGCTCGCCATGGGCGGCCGTTCCTTCGTGCAGGCCGAGCAACGCATCATCTTCGACATGGGTGATGAGCTGGCGGGTCACGCGCACGCCGATCGTCACTTCACCGGTCATCGGAACGCCGGTCAACGTAATGCCCGCGATGGGGCGGGTGCGGCCAAGCACATAGACCAGGCTGTCGCCAATCGTGACGGTGCCGGCATCCACATCAACCACGGGGGACGGGCCTTCGATGCGGTCGCCGTCACGGGCCACCATGTTGCCGATCGAGGTGCGTGCGCGCTCTTCCAGGATCAGCGCATCGCCTACAGCGGTCGATTGCGACAAGCGACCTTCGGGGAAAAGCAAGCGCGCCCAATCGGGTCGCTGGCTGGCGCGGTCGTAGATCTCGGGCAGGTCCGGATAGGGGCGAAAGTCTGCTGGGTTGACGGTCATAGCAGGCGGACCCTCGCTGTGATGTGTTCGCGGATCGTGTGGGTGAAGGCAAGGTTCAGCGGCCAGCCGCCGACCGTCACGTCGGCCAGCGTTTGGCCGTCGGGCGGCACCAGATCATCCGGAGCCACCCACAGATCGCCCGGCCCATTGGCCGAGCGCACGTCAAAGAGAACGGCGAGCGAAGCTGCAGTCTTTCCGGCGCCATCGCCAAAGCCCGTGCGGCAGGTGATCTCCAGAACCGTCTGATCGCCGGGCACCGGCGCGCCATCAAAGGTGGCAGCAGCCTTGCGCTCAATCGCACGGCGCGCGCCGATCAGGTCGCCATCAGCATCGAAAAACCCGACATAGATCGGAAAGCCCGACACAACGGTCGCCAGAAGCCCGGCGATCTGCTCATCCGTTGGCGGCTCCCATGTGATGCCGGCAAGCTGCGACCAGGTGAGCGGTGTCGTCCAGCCGATGGTGCCGGCCGCAAAATCATCAAGGCCGAGCGCGGTACGTGTGGCGGCATCGGCAGTCGCCTCGAACGGGCCATGGTCACGGCTGTGGGACCATTTGGTCTGGCCGTCCTCAATGCGCACGCCGCTGTCATCGCCCCAGATGGTATCTCCCCAGCGCCCGTCGCCCCAAACCAAAGCGCGCACATCGTAGCCGTGATGGCCGCGCCAGAAGACCGCGCGCGCCGGGTCGGACAGGCCCGCCAGGTACTCGGCATCAAGCAGCCGGTCGGTTTCGAGCGGCAGGCCGTTCATGCCGGTCGGCAGCTCACCCATCGCGATCTGGTAGCGATGCCACATGGCTCGGCGCACATTGGGGGCTTCAACTGCAGCTGCTTCATATTCGATCCAGCCAAGGGCATCTTCCACAGCTTGGACGGTGCCGCGTATCTGCAACCAGGGCCAACCGGCGTCGATGCAGGCTTCGTCGCTGTCGAAGAACTGGCGGATGGTGCCAAGCGTCAGGTCATTGACCAGCCAAGGTCCGAACCCGTCAGGCAGCGGGCGCTCAAACCTCCATGTGGCAATGGCATCGGCCGGTGGGCCGAGCAAAGCATCACGATCTAAGGACGCGCTCAGCGCCTCGATCGCTGGTTCTGTTTCCGCCTCGATGAGGTGCCGTTCAAAAGGGATGATCATCGCTGCCGCCCCCGGTCTTTGATGGTCACCGACTGGATAGATATGGCCTCATGCTTCGCCGCCACGATCGGCTCCGTTGGGTTGGTCGGGACCACGCGGGAAACGCCGGCAAGAAGCGCACGGGCCGTCAGCCAACCTGGGTTGAGGTCGAACCCGATGCCGCTTTCAGCGGCCCAGGCCTCCAAGATCACACCAGGCAAACGATCGAGTAGCGCCGCATCACCGGTCGGCAGCAGCCAGACATCGAGCGTCACATTGACTTCAACCTTGACGGCCGAGACCACACGGATCGTATCGCCAACCAGGGCCACTTTCTTGACGTTGACCGCATCCGACACGGCATCGAGCAGCGCCTGGTCGGGCACGCCATTATTGTTGGTTGCTAGAACGGCCATCTCCAACTGCGGCCCAAGGCCATTCCGGTAGATTTCCGTTTCGGCCACGTCGAGCGAGACGCCGAGGGCGATGGCCTTGTAGCGCTCTTCGGTTCCGCCTGGAGACCGGCCAGCAATCGTTAGCCAGGTTCGCGTGCGAAGGCGTTCGTCTGTTTCGCCTGGGAGGCGCACGACGTCATACTCAGCAGCCCGGTGGTCCAAGTCTGACCCACGTGCAAACGCGATGAAGCTGGTTCGCGCGGCGTCGTTGATGCGCGCGCGTAAATTCATTTCACGGGTGGACGCCGCCTGAAGTACGATCATCACGAGATCGGTCTCAAGATCGCCAACCGAATAGGCGAAACCCACCGCATCAAGCAGAGCTTCGACCTCGGCACGATGTTCCGCGAGGATCACCTCGTAATCGAGGGTCTCGATAATCTCAGGTGCCGGCAACCCCTGGACATTGCCTTCTGAAACAGCGCCACTCATAGCGCGACCTCGGCGCTGACCGGTCGCGGATCGCCCAGATGCCCGCCCGGAAGATAGTAACCCTCGATCGCCAGCCGCAGTGCGCCGTCAGGGCCAGCCTTCGGCACGTCGACATGGGTCAGCCGGAAGCGCGGTTCCCACCGGTCGATCGCCTCTGCGGCCGCCACAAACATGGAAAGGATCGTCTGCTCGTTCATCGGCTGATCGATGAGCCCTGGAATGTCCGAACCAAAGTGGCGCCGTTCAACGCGCGTGCCCGGCCGCGTCGTCAGGATCACCCCGATCGACTGCAACACATGGTCAACGCCCGACAGCGGCGCGAACGTCTGGTTGGAAAACCCGCTCATGCTTCGGGCTCGTCCCCATCTGTTTTGGTTGCCGGATCCTCGGCAGTTTCAGGTTCGCCAGTTTTGCCGCGCGGTTTCCTGGTCTTCGGCCCTGCCTTTTGAGCGGTCTTCGAAGCGGCCTTAAACGCCGGTTCAAGGTGGCCCATCTGCACATGGTATTTCGCCTGGGCCTCAGTCATCTTCACTCGGTCGCCGGCCTTGCGCAGCTTGCCGTCGGGCCGACCGTCTACGGTCCACTCATAGTCCTGAAGCTTCATCTTCTACCTTTCTGGCACGCCGGACAGGCTGGGGCCTGTCGCCGTGTCTTGGTGCTTGTGGTCCTCGCCGACATTCACCTCCTCATGCTGGAAGTGGCCCTCCTTCGCGTCGAAATCGCCCTCGATCGTCACATCAGCTTTGATCGTGAGTTTCGGGGTTTCGATCGTGATCTCCTCACCGGTCTCTGTGATGGTGGTGTCACCGACCGTGAAGCGTCGCTCCTGGCCCTTGTCATGGGGCTGCGGGTTCTCGTTGGAAAAGCCGCCGTGGTCGATCCAGCCTTGCGCCATATCGCCAGCCGGCGAGATGAGCCGGACCTGCTCGCCTTGTTCCGGCGGTGTCCACGTCTTGATGGCGCCAGCGCGCTCGGTCCAGGGCAACCAGCCGGTGACGAGCGGATTGTCGGGCGTGCCGACATCGACTTTGGCCAGGCCACGCTCCGGGTTGACTTCAGTGATGCGCCCGACACGCACGGCCGCCTCGTTGCGGCGCTCCAGCTCGTTGATTTTGAGCTCGATTGCGAGCAGGCGGTCGAACAAATCAGGCATCCTGGAAGCCTCCGTCCGGATCCTCGACGCCATAGGCCGCGCCGGAGACGGTCAGGCCATCGGGATCTGCATGGTCGGGCAGCTCGGCGGCAACGCGCTCTGCTTCGAACCGGTCGGTGCCGATCGGCAGGCTTTGTTTCCAGGTGACCGCGAGCAGCGCCACGCCGCTGCGATCGAGCTTACCAGAATAGAGGCTCTCGAACTTCACGTCCGTCGGCTGGCGCGACTGCGCCGTCCCGCGCCAAGGCCAGGCTGCCACGCGGGCGATCACCTGCTCGGCGATGGCAAGCGCCACCGCGTCGCGATCGGTGCCGCGCTTGTCCTCGGTCAGAATGAAGGCTGCAAGCACCAGCTCCACTTGCAACTGATTGTTTGCGCGCTCACCGGAAGAGCCGCCCGTGACCATGGCGATGCGGATCGCTGGCGCGCGGGTGGTGATGCGTGCGATCTCGCCGGGCACAAGCCGACCTCCGTACGGTTCGACGGAACGGGCGTCGGGGATCGCGGCCGCAAAGTCGGCGACGATGGCCGATCGCAGGGCAACCAGCGCGCTCATTGAACCTGCCTTTCCAGGAAGTCTTCAATGAGGGCGGTCAGATCGTCCTCGTTTTCGCCCGAGAGACCCAGGAATTGGCGCTGCACCATCTGGAAGCCGGCGCCTCGGCCGGCGCGTCCGCCATCATTGTGGACGCCGGCATAGACGAGGTTGGAGCCGATCTGGGTCTCGTCTCCCGTGACCAGGTGCGTGATGCTGCCATGCAGCGCGCCGGTCTGCACCAAGATCGGTGTGCCCGCCTGGTTGGGCTGCCAGGGCGACCCGTCGGGCGCGGTCTTCTCCGACATGATGCGGCGTTTGGTCTGGCCTTCCACCTCCTGGCCGACTTCATCGAGCAGCTGGTGCTTTTCCAGGCCTGCCAGATTGGCAAGCGCGCGATCGGCCGTGTCGAACCCGCGCAGATCGACGGTGAGCATGGTGCCGGCCATCGTTAAAGGCCCTTCATGCTGTCGGCTGTGAAGCGGCGATCGTCGGCATCGATCATGATGGATGCTGACCCGGTGTCGGGATCGGCCTCGGCGCGGTTGGCGGCTTCGGCCTCGCCAAGGCCGGCCTTGCCTTCGCCGATGCGTTCCAGATGGCGGGTGGCGCTCTTGTAGCGGTTCTCGATCTCTTCGGTCATCCGCGTCGCGGTGCCGGCGAGGATGTAGATGGCGATGTCCGCGCAGTAACGGGCGATGAAGCCAGGCACGACGGAAAGAGGCACGCGATAACGTTGCCCCAAATGGCTGTCGATCTCCGAGGTCGCAGCCGCCAGCGCTTCGGCGATCTGCGCCTCGTCGCTGCCATCATCGTCCAGGTCGACCAACCGCGCGATCAGATCGGCGGTGTAGATCGCCTCCATGCTTGCGCGGGTGGTGTAAGTCACGTTGCCTCCATAGTCCGGCTGGGCGGTGCCGAGGCATTCTCGCCTCGAAGATTATGTCCTGGCTGACCACCGCCCTCTCTCGGGGTGCATCTGATATGGCGGGCTACCCTCCCGCCTGGCGCTCGGGCCGAGGAGCTCCTCGGCTGGTCTGACTGCGGGGCGCGAGCGCTTCCCCTGGTATTCTAGCTGGCGTTGGCCTTGTCGATCTCGGCGAGCGCTTCTTCGATCTCAGCCTTTGTCACATCGAAACCAACGCGTCCGGATACGGCCTTCACGTTCGGCGAGCCGTCTTTGTTCTTCTCGTCGTCGCCAAGCTCGGGAATGACGGCCAGAACCTTCGCGGCGCGCTCCTCGGCCGAGAGCTGCGGTTCTTCGACTTTTTTGGCTGGAGCGGTCTTGGCCGGTGCCTCAACCTCGCGGATGGTAAGCTCCGGGTCGGAGAGCAGTGCTTCGCTCTCGTCGTCGGACAGATCCTCGGGGTCGATCACAACCGGGACGCCGCGCTCGAAGTTGCGATTGGCGCGGCGATGGGTGCGCGTTGCGGTGACTGACATCATGGCAGGTCTCCTTCGAAGGGGGCCGGGATTTGCGAAGGGCTCAGAGGAGCCGTTGGCAAATCCCGCCGACCGAATGGCGGGTCGGCGGGTTTAAGGGTGAGCGGCGACGCCGCCCTACTGAAGCCAGGGCGACAGGTGAACGTCGACGATGTTTTGGTTCGTGTTTTCTTCGCCGTTCGCTTTGCGCGACTGCTTGATGACGACATCGGCCTTCTTGCGCAGCTGTGGCGGTACGATCAGCTTTGTCGCCTTGATGTTGAGCGGCCGCCCCTCATCATTCTTGATGGTTGTCATCGCGTCATAGGCGGCGTCGAAATTCTCTTCGGTCAGATCGGCCTTCGACATGTGGCCAAGCTGCCAGTAACTGAACCCGGCATTGCCGCGCGCATCGGTTCCGTAGAGAAGCTCGTTGCGCATGAAGACGTGATCGCTGTCGTTGGGATCTTCGCGTGAGGTGAACTCGGCAGCTTTGCGTTTCTGGAAAATGAGCGGCATGAGCGGCTTGGAGGTGTCGACCAGATACCAGGCCGGGTTTGCGCCAGCGGTGTAGTTAGAAACGCTGTACGCTTCGCCGGTGGCGGGATTGATCACCGGATGGTCTGTGTCGAAATAGTTCTGCCCGTCGTAGCAAAGCGTCGAAACGCCAAGCGGCAGCAAGCCCCAAACCAGTTCATCCGGCCACGCGGCGGCCGCCTTACCCATGGCGTTGGCGCGGGTCGAGTAGAGACCGATATTGTCGTCTTCGATGTGGATTTTCTTGACCGCGATCGTGCTTTCGAACTCCTCGTTCTTCAGCGTGTAGTCGTAGGCAGCCAGCTCTTTGATCTTACGATCGCCGATCCACTTCTTCATGCCTGGCCAGTCGGCGAGCCAGGAATAGTCGTTCTCCGACGTGGTCGACGGCACTTCGGTGGCGATCTGATCCCAGCTTGCCTGATACTCGCCGAGGCCCGCACGGAATGCAGCCGAGAGGCCGATCCCGAAGGTGCGAATGTTTGCGCCCGTAATTTCCATAGTGGTGCTCCTTGAATGCGCCGGGGGCGCGTTAGACTGTGACGAAAACGCCGGCGTCGGTGACATCGAAGACGGTGCCCGCCCGGCTGGTGCCTGTGCTGTCGGAAGACACCGTTTCATCGTCGACGATGAAGCAATCCTTGCCGACATGGGCGCGCGTGACAGGGTTGGTGCCGTCGTTCTTCATGAGAAACGTGCCGCGTTTGACGAGCACCTTGGCCGCACCGTCAGCGCCTTCGTTGACAACGCTCTCGTCGAACACGCCGACCGAGGTGAGACTGGCGGCCGCCGTCGCCGGGGCAGCGAAGCCGTTGGCATCTAGGACGGCCAATCCGCCGCGATGGGCCGTGGTCGATCCCTTCATAGCCAGAGCGCGCGAGACGCCCTCGGCAGAAACGATCTTTTTGGACTTGGTTAGGGCCATGACAGGCGCTCCTTAATCGGTGTTCGAAACAGTCTTGAAGGCCGGTTAGGCGGCCTTCTCGCCGTCGCGCTCCTTGATGAACTGTTCGTGGGTGAGCCCGAGGTTCTTGCAGATGGCCTTCTCCTCGGCGGTCAGCGCGCCGCCAGCGTTGGGCGGGTTCTTGCCGTCGAGGTCAGAGGGCTGAGTGATCGGGTTGACAGGAAGTTCTCCGACCATGGCTTTGAAGGCGTCCACGCCGCCCTCGTTCTTGCAGGCAGCGAGATGGTAGGCCTTCGAGGCGGGCGCAATTTTCTTGGCCGCTACAGCAGCATCGACCAGCGCCTCGACCTCGTCGTCCTCGTGCTTCTTCAGCGATGCCAGGGCCTGATCGCGCTCCTCTTTCAGCTTGTCGTGGTCGGCGCGAGGCACGAACTGTTCAAGAGGCGGCGTTTTGGAACTGGCGAGTGCCTTGTCGACCGCCTCCTGGATCGAGGTATCGGATGCTTCCTCAGCAAGGCCGAGTTTGGTGCAAAGGGTCTTGCGGGCTGCCTTGTCCATGGCTGGCTCCTCAGGTTTGGATGTGTCGGGATTTGGGGTGCGGCTCGCGAGCGCGGGCTGGCGAATGGCCGGGTCGTTGGTCAGCGCGACAGAGGAGAGCTCGAAGATCGAACCCTCCTCGTCGAACCAAAAGACAGGGGAGACGAACCGGTACTCGCGTGCCTCGATCATCTCTTCTGCGCGATCGGTCCAATTGACGGACGCCCAAACGGCGCCATCCCGCTCCGTAAGACCCTTAATCCAACCGGCAGCGGGGATCGGCTGGCCGGTGCGCTCGGCAACCTCGATCGCATGCTCATAATCGATCGGCAGGTCCATGCCGTCCGCATCGAACGCGGCCAGGATCGCACCGGGATTGTTGTTCACCCAGGAACGGCCATCGCGGGCGTTGATCTGCCCGGCTGGAATCAACAACACCTCGGTCGGCGCTGCGCCCTTGTCGGAAAGGGCGAGCGTGCGTCCACAGGCAGCCTGGTTGCGCTTTGTACTCATGCCGCCATCTAGGCATGGGCAATCAGGCTCTTGCCGGTAGCAGCTGATACCGGGGCGGCTTGAGGCGACGAACTTCGATTTCGGGGATAGGTATGCGTAGCGTGCGCGCCCTTCATCTGGCAAGCGCGAACAGCTTCGCCGTTAAGGGGTCATTGAAAACCGCTCAGGGGTTTTTGCGCGGTGGAGCGCCAATCATACCGATTTGGACTAGAGGGCGTTTCTCGGCCTTCTGTGGCGGCCGTCTAGAAGACGAGGCCTTCAATCTCGAACAAGCCGTCTCGCTCGACCACTGTCGCCGTTACCTGTCGGCCGTTAAAAACAAGCTGAACGATCCGATTGCCATCGGCGTCGAGTTGCGGTGCCGCGCTGCCAATTTGGGTGGCGAGCGCCGCCCAATCACGCGGGCTTAGTGTTAGCGCACTCGCCTCGCGGGCGAGCCGCGCAGAGAGGAAGAGCGCCACCTGTCGATCGACAAGGGGCGCAATCGGCAAACGGACCTCGTCGGAGAACCGTCCGGCGACCAAGGCCTCGATCATCGGCCCGCCGGCAATGTCGGCGATCGCGATGCGGCGCAGCTCTTCGTCGGCCTCTTCCAGCCGGCCGGCAAGGAAGCTGGCAACGTTGCGCTCGCGTGCCTTGCCTGGATTGGTGTGCCAGCCAGGATCGATGCCGATGGGGATGTGCGTCACCTCACCGGTGCGCCGGTTGATGAACGGCCGTGTCTCGATTGTCGGTGGCTCCAGGGCAACGCCTCCCAAGCGCTCGGCCTCGCGCCGTGTGATCTGCCGCACCCAGCATTTGCAGCCCCAGCCATTGGGCGGGAACCAGGTGTCCCAGAACGGATGGTCGACCGGCAGAATGGTGCCAACCTTGGCTTCATGTTCGGGCCTGCGGTTCTCGGCCGTGGAAAGCCCATAAAGGAAGTACGGCAGTCCAGCCGAGGTGCGCTGTGCGCGTTCCCACTGCCCAGCCGCGCGGGCGGTGCGCATGTTCGCCTGGTAGATAGTTTCCAGACGACGCGGGCTGCCCAGCTGCACCAGGCGGGTTTCACCGGTGTCCGGATCGGTCATCGGCCCGGTGCCCCACCAACCCAGGCGTTGCAGCTCAGGCGTCAAGTCGCGCGCCCAGGCCTCGAACGGCACGCCGTCGTCGATCGCATCCTGGAGACTGGATTGGATCGTGGTTAGCACGTCGATCTCCATCGCCTTGGCGATGGTGAAGGCGTGGGCATGTTCGTCGCCCCAGACATCAAGCCAGGAGAACGCTGGCCTGAGCTGCTTCTCCGCGAAGTAGCGCCGCACCTCGGGCGCTGGATCGCGCGTCAGGTCGATGGCATCGGCCATGGTTAGTGGTCGGCGGCGTCACCCACGCCGCGCGCCTTGAAGAGCTCGATGGCGAGTTTTTCGACCAGGGGTCCAGCGTTCATCGCTTGAAGCGTCGCGGGCAGGTCTGCCATGAACTCTGCTTCCGACGTCGATCGCACTGCAAGGGCGCGGATTGGCTCAAGTAGCGGGTCCATTTGCGGTTCCCATTCGGCCAACGCATCCCGGCCGAGCTGGTCAATCATAGCCTCGGTGTCCGGCTCGCCGCTTCGCGCCATGGTTTTGTGGACCTTGCCACAACTCGGGCAAGGCTGGCGTTTGGCCTGAGCTTGTTCGGGATCCTCGTCCGGTTCATTGTCAGGATCGCCGGTGGCCGGCGGTGGCGCCGGATTTGCCCGAGCTACCAGGAGCTCCTCGTCGTCTTCTGGCTCCGGCAGGCCGAACCTGTCACGGATCGATTTCTGACCTACTTTCAATCCGAGCGGTACCAGCTTGGCCAGTTGCTCAGAAAGTGCGCCAAGATCATCAGGATCATCGACCGGCAGGCGGAACACCGGGTAGGTGTCCTGCGGGCCGAAGTTCAACTGCACGAAAGGACGGATAAGATCGCGGTTGATCGTGTTGGAGAGCTGGCGCGCATCCTTCTTCATGATGTCGAGGCGCACCTCGTTATGGATCTGCGCCTGCGCCAACGATGAGCCGTCGTCGGTGGTCATGGTCTGGCCGAGCACGGCCTTCGACATTTGCGCGTCGACGAACTCAGCCAAAGCGCCGAACACGCTCTCGCCGCGACCGCTTTCGACCTTGATGAACTCGATCTCC